CATGGTTAAATTGTTAATAGTAAAAACACTTGCATTTTCTAGTGTTCTCTGTCTGTTATTAATATTAACCTTGAGTCCTTTATATGTCATTACTGGTTTAATGACTAAACAATTTTACGAAAAAGTAAAATAAATTAATGGAGAATCCTTGGTATAACGCTATACACACAGCAGGGTATTTTGATTTACTAGGTAACTGGTGTATAACTAAAGATCTTCAAAAAATTCATATTCTTTATATAAAAGATATTTTGCATTTGTTAACAGAAGACAATATAAAATCTGTTTTTTTAAAATCTATTGCATGGAAAAATAAACATAAGTTTCCTAAACCTTGGATAGAAGATCGTTATAAAAAAGCTGATATAAAATACAAAGGAATTATTACAACTGGGCATAATCCTTATAATAATGAATATCGGATGATTGATGGTAGACGTAGAATGCACAAATTATTATCTAACGGAGTTATTAAAAGTAATTTTTATGTTATACCTTGGGAAAAAATTAAACCTTTTTTTAAAGAACATAATTCTACTTGGGACAATCATGTTGGTACACATCCATATTATTAATTTCAATATTTCCAGCAACAACTAATCTTTCTTGATCTGATTCATTTGGGATTACTTCATGCCATACCCACGAAGGAAAACATATAAAATCACCTTCATTTTGTTTAGGTGGTGTAAAGTATTCACCTTCTAAATTTGTAAATTTAAATAAAGGAGTGTCAGTCACTTTTAAAAAATGAACAAAACTTATATCATTTTTAGGATATGGACAATAATGATTATGAATATTATGAGAACTGTTTTGTGTATAATATTGCGACCAAAAAACATACGAATATTTGGACATTTTGTATATTCCAACATCTGTAAGCAAATCAGATAAAATTAAGCTATAAACTTCACTCCAAATTTTTTCTGGATTATTGTCTCGATAGTGTAAGCTGGTAAAATTTTTATATTTTTTTGATGGAAGATTTTTTAATTGTTTTATAACAATATCTATTTCTTCTTTTGGAAATTTAATATTTTTATGATTCCAATACGGAGGTTTAAACATTAATAAATTTATCTTCCAGCTAAACTGCCATTATTATTCAATGTTATTGATGATTGGTTTACTATAGCTATACCAGCTACTCCTCCACTAGAACCACCTGATCCAGAACTACCTCCTGATCCTCCTGATCCTCCACTACCATTATAATAACCACTATTAAGAAATATCCAACAAGAATTACTATTTACACAATGACCATTTCCTCCAGTATTTCCTTGATTACCTGTTAGACCTGTATTACCCTGATTTCCGTTAGATCCTGAGTTTCCAAATGATCCACCAGCACCTCCAGTACCTCCTTGACCACCACTACCCCCTTGACCACCAGTACCACCAGTACCACCCCATTCTGGGCCATCAGCAAAAGTAGAACCTTCTTCGTGAACCGGCTGAGGATTAACTCCAGCAGAACCACCTGAACCACTATTACCAGCAGCCCCTGCAGAACCAGCACCAGCAGCTTGGTTGAAACCTTGACCAACCCCTCCAGAACCTCCAGAACCTCCAGAGCCACCAGCACCGCCTGAGCCACCAGCACCTCCACTGTATGTATAAGGGCCGCGTCTTCCCGGGCCACCATTTCCGCCAGTTCCGCCAGTTCCGCCTTGTCCACCAGTTCCGCCTTGGCCGCCGCCGCCACCACCAGCAAAAATTTGGCCACCAGAGTTTAAGTTAATAGTTACATTAGCTGTTTGGACAGCATTAATAGCATCACCACCAACACCACCGTTGGATGCACCTCCATAACCATGAACATTACCAGTAATATCTAATACTAAAGTACCGGACATTCCAGAAGGAATAGTTATAGCAGCCGTATTAGTACCGCCAACAGTTACGCCACTTGGAATAATAACTCGTTTAGGTACAGCACTTGCCCAATTGCTTCCAAAAATAGTTTGTAAATTAAGATTAGTATCACCATTACTAGGTGTATGTTGGATTTCGTTTGTTGCACCGTAAAAATCAGAAATAGATATTTCACCAGCAGTAGGCACGTTAGTATTATTTGCCGGTACACTGCCACCATCTCTGTAGTATTCCGATAAAGAGTGAGGGGCTGTACCTCCAAACTCATCTACAATTTCTGTAATTGCTAGTGGTGATCCTGAACTTTTAACAGCCATTAGCTTGATTTCTTAATTAACAATTTAGTTGTTTCCAATTTATTTTCAAACCAAGTTCCCATTTCATCAACAGTAACCTCTTCGTAAGTTGCTTTATATTCATCTAATTCTGCTTTTAATTCATTTACAGCATTTATAAGAACACCAACTATTTTTCCATAATCAACAGACTTTACATCTTTACCATCTAGTTGTGTAGTAGAAACAATCTCTGGAATGTGTTGTTCTATTTCTTGTGCGATAACACCAATACTCGGTTTATCATCTTTAATCCACTTATAAGAAACACCTCTTAACTTACCGCACAGACCTAAAGCATCATTGATTGTAGTTATATCTTTCTTAAGTGTTTGATCTGAGAATGCAGTTACGTCACCAGATGCTACTAAAGCACCTGTTACAGACACTCCGGTATTTGTAGTCTCAAGTTTTTTAACGTTTGAAAAATAGAGTTCTAACGCTCCAGCAGCTGTAGCTGCTAAACGTGTTGAGTTTTGATCACCATTTCTTATCTCTACGTGATTGCCACCAATACGAAGTTCACCACTAAGATTGGTTATATCTGTGTTTGTTCCATTGTGCGAAATGGATAAATCATTACCACTTCCAAAAACAGCCTTGGCATCATCTGAAAATTTAAATAATTCTGCTGATCTGTCAAAAACAATATCTCTTCCAGCAGTCTCACCATCAAACGTGACATCACCTACAAAAGCACCACCGGCTGTAGGCATTTTAGCTGCTATGTTGTTATTAACAGTTGTAGAGAAGTTAGCATCATCTCCTAGTGCAGCCGCTAATTCATTAAGTGTATTTAATGCAGCAGGGCTAGAGTCAACCAAGTCAGCTATAGCTGTTCTAACATATGCAGTTGTAGAAAGTTTAGTTGAGTTATCAGATTGAGCTTGTGTAGTTGCAGTGACACCATCTTTAATACTTACTGTTTCTTTTAATTGATTAGATCCACCATATAATTCATCTAACTTACCGCCATCTTGTGAGACATCTCTTCCGTCAACTGTGCCTGATGTAACTATATTTTGTGATCCAAAGTCAGGAGATATTTTAGTTCCAGCTATTGCAGCAGATGCGTTAACGTCTGCGTCTACAATTGTTCCGTCAACTATGTTTGCACTAGCTACTGTTACGTCTGTAGGTAAAGCTCCAGCAGCAATTTTACTAACTGCTATTGAGTCATCAGCTAATCTACCAGCAATGGAAGCTGAAGATACGTTAGACATATCTTCTCTAGCTAGTGGTCTACCTCCAGCCTGTGAACCATCATGTACGACAAGAGTATCCTTGTCAGTATCTACTGTAACTTCGCCTTCAGCACCAGTAAAACTACCATGTTGTGAAGTGTTACCTCTTCTTAGTTTTAATAATTTAGCCATTTAAATAGTACCAAAATCAAGTTGTAAATTGACACCATCTATAGTGCCTATGTTGGTCAGATTGTTGTTTTGACCATCCAACGCACCGCCTAATTGCGGAGTTGCATCGTCAACAACATTTTGTATGCCAGAACTAGCTGTAATGGCTAACCATGCACTACCATTATAGTTCTTTAATTGATTAGTACTTGTGTCATACCATAGATCACCACCAGATGGATTACTAGGTGCGTTTGCAGATATTGTATATACATTAGCAAAAGAATTTACGTTGCTTATATTGCTTCCAACAGTATTAACATTTGCAATAGATGTAGCTACAGTTGATAAGTTTGTAAGATGATTACCTTGAACAAGTGTGTCTAAATCATCTGCAACATCAGCTACTTGTTTAATTGGGTCTTCTACAACAGTAATATTATTACCCATTCCGCTATGGTTTGTGCAATAGTACTGAAAGCTAGTTGGTTGAGATTCTGGAATTTTAATAACTACTTTTGCTCCAGCCTGACCTTGTGTACCAGTAACTGTAACGTTAGTACTATAAGGATTTCCACCGCTTTGAAAACGTAGTGGGTGAGGACTATTTGAATTATCACTTACATCAAATGTATATGTCCAACCTTTATGTAATTTAAGAGCAGGTTTATCAACACCATCGATAATAAATTTACCAGTAGCTGCTGTTACAACAAACGTAATTTCATCTTCTAATGTATCCGCAACAATTTCTAATGAACCGTTTGAAGACCCTGTCGTAACTGCATTTGTAATTAAACCTAAATCTTCAGCAAATGTTATAGCTCCAGATACAATTGCTACATCATTTAAAACTGATTGTGATGGTGTAATTATTGAAAATGAACTACCAGTATATACAAGTAAATTGTCATTAGAACTGTCGTACCATAAATCACCATCTTGCAACGCACTGCCATCTGCTCTTTGTGTAGGTTCATTATTTGATATTTGATATATATCTCCAAAATTATTTATATCTACTATGTTTGTACCTGCTGCTACAACATTACTTATGTTAGTTGCAACTGTATTTATATTAGTTTCGTTATTTTTAACAGCAGTAACGTTAGCATTATTGCCTGCTACTGCAGTAACGTCATCTTTTATATTAGCTACATCTGTAACATCAGTAGATATGCCAGCTACCGTGTTTACGTTTGCAATGTTATTTCCAACTGTATCTACATTTGCTATAGCGTTTGCAACAGTATCTATTTCAGAAGTCGTTTCTTGTAAATCTGCTGCTGCTACTTCTATCTCAGAAACAGTTTCATTTAAATCATCAGCTACTTTTACAACTTTAGCTATATCTGCTGCTACTGTATTAACATTTCCAATATTATTAGCAACTGTATTTACATTTGCATTTGACCCTGCAACAGTGTTTATATTTGTCTCATTAGATTGAACTGCATTAATATTAGAAGCATTAGCAGCGACTGCGTTTACATTAGAAATATTACCACCAACTGCATTAACATTTGCATTTGCTGCTGCAACGGTATCTATATTATTTTTGTTTGCATTAACAGCATTTATATTAGTTTCATTATTAGCTACTGCATTAACATTAGAAATGTTACTTCCAACTGCATTTACATTGCTAATGTTTGCTTCTATAGTATTAACTTTTGCTTGATCATTTGATGTTAGTTTTAATAATACCCATACAGTGTTACCAAGGTCATAAACTTTAGTGACGTTATCTGTTGTATTAAAATATAAAGCTCCATCTATAAGTGCGTTACCATCATTGTCTAATGTAGGATCAGAAGATTTAGCACCTAAATATCTATCATCAAAAGTATCTAATGCTGTTTCCGCTGCCGTTTGTGCAGTTTCTGCCGCGGCTTGTGCAGTTTCTGCGGCTGTTTTTGCGGTATCTGCTTGAGTAGCTTTTGAAGTTGCAGTTGATGCAGAGCTTGCAGCATTTGTTTCAGATGTCGCTGCTGCTGTAGCACTATTAGCCGATGCGGTTGCTGAGTTGGCAGATGCTGTAGCAGATGCTGCTGCATTGTTTGCTGATATAGTTGCTGATTCTGCGTCTACAATTAAATCCCAATTTGCAGAATTAGCATTAGTTGTTAATGGTTGAGAACCAGATGATGTATGTGCTGTATTACAAAAGAAAATATTATTTGTTGATGTATCTTTAACTAAATCTCTAACTGCATAATTACGACTTGCTGCCCAATCACCACGGTATGTTCCTAATTCTCTTAATACTTCAAATTCACCTAAGTTATCAAAACCTAAAACTCTGTTTTTTCTAGCGTTAGCATTTTCAGTAATTTCTAAATTACCAATAGTATTTGTTAATGAAAAACTTATAGATCTGTCTAATTTTTCTTGTTGTTGTTGATGCAATACAACTGCTTTATCTAATGCATCGTTAATAACTTCTGGAAAAAAACCACCTTGGTTTGTAAGATCTGTACCTTGTAATGGTTGTACAGCAGATGTAATAACAAGTTCAAACCCAGTAGGCAAATTAAAATCATTACCTCCTGACTTTAAAGTTATGCTTCCACCGGGATTACCATTTTGATCATCACTTAAAGTAACTATATAATCGTTGTTAACGCCTAAAGTTAATGTAGTTTCTATACTTGTACTTACTTCTAATTTTTTTACAACTACATCTGCATCTGTAAAAACTTTAAAGGCAAAAGGATATGTTGCAGTATTACCATTACCAACTAAGTTACCTGTCTTTCGTGTAGTCGAATTTATTGTCATTAACTAGACTTATTCACTATCTTATTCAGACTACCAACTATTCTTTGCTTTACGGTCACACCTTTAATTTCTACTTCGCTGACTTGGTTTACCTGTTACTAAACCTCTAAGATAATCTGGCAAACTTAATGGATCTACTTTTCCACGATTAACATCTACTTGATAGCCTATAGGTTTACCTAATATTGTTAATGGTATACCTGTTACTAAAGACATAAACGTCAACATATCTTTTACATTTCTGCCTGACAAATCTTTATCATCCCTAGTTAAGGCTAAATAAAATGATACTGGAGCTCGCAAAGATGATTCTAATATTGAAACAGATGGACTTAAGGTAATGCGATCATTATATGGTTTATTGTCTAACGCATTAATACCAACTAAAGCAGAAGTACCAAATGGTATTAAAGCAAAAGCAGTTCTAAATTGTGATCCAAAATACCAACCCATAACATCATTAAATATGCCATCTTCTTCATCGTCATTAAATCCTTCACCTAATGCCCGAACAATCATATCTGCAACAAACGAAGGCATTGCAAATCCAAATAAATAAGTCATAAACAATTTACCTTTATTACCTCTAAAACCTAAATCTCTCATTATCTTTTTATATGCTGTGCCATTTAAATTAGCAATCATATTAAAGTAATTTCCAAATTGCAAAAATGTTTTTATAAAAGGTGTAGTAATCATAAATGCAGGTAAATCTTCTGCATTTAAACTATCTTGAGTTAATCGTACATTTGCATCTGCTTGTTGTATAGCTTCTGCTCTTGCTTCTTGAAATGACATTTCTTTAGGTAATGCCGCCATAGTTTTTTCATATGATGCCGCCCATACAACACTATCTACTTGGTTTTGAAATGCTTGTTGTATAAAGTAGCCATGATGTTCAGCCCATTTCTGTACTTTCTGAAATTCATTTGGATTTATAAGTAATTCATTTAAATTGTCTTGTATGTCAAATATTTGTGTATGTTGCCTTTCTGCCATAAATGGAGACAATTCCGCTATCTCATTTGTAAATCTATGTGGAGCTTTTAAGTATTCACCTAATGCACCTTTTAAATATCGTGGTTCTACTTTTAACATTGCAGGAAAATATCCTGTTAACTGTTGCAATGCGTTAGAAATATTTGCAAACATTATTCCAACACCAGTTCTTTTTCTAACTGTTTGCCAAAATACATCAATACTTTCAGGATGTGATCCGGGTATAAATGTTTTTTGACGAGCAGCATTATTTAACCAAGGTATTAACATTTTGTCTATATAAGTAGGATTTATAGTGTTTATTTTTTTTACAAATTCTGGATGTTTTAAAATTTTATGCACATTTTTAATTGCAGGTTGCACATATGCAAAACGCAAAGCATCATCTATATGTTTTGTCATTACACGCAAATCTAAAGATAGTGGCCCGGCAAATCTTTCGTTACGAGTTTTAGTAAATCCATCTCCTGTAGACGGCAATGTTTGTCTGTATTCAGAATCTAATTCTTCTAGTTTTGACATTGCTGCTCTTTTTCTATCTGCTCTTGGATCTAAAGCGGCAGGTACATATCCACCTCTATATGTACCAAATTTATTAACAATAGGAGTAGCTTCTATTTCTTTAAAATAATAACCATACACTTCTTTATGTGCTTGTTGTGCAATAGGTTTCATCTCTTCATTTAAATCCCACACTTCTTGTAAAAAATCCCAATCGTCTTTATTTATATAACCTTCGTCTTCCATACGTTCCATAAATGAATCCCATGCTGTTGTATCTATAGTTCCATCTTCTAATTTGGTAGCCCATCCTCTACCTAATAATAATTTACGTTTATTACTGTTATTACCTATATGCAACATAGCTCCTAACAATTCAACTTTTCCGGGAACTGTTCCACCATTGCCAAACTTAAAACCAATTTCATTTGCTTCAATTGCATCTTTTCCTATACGATCAGCATCTATTAGCATCTGTAACATAGCTGCGTATTTCTTTGTGTAATTATTTCTTTGTGGTCTATATGTATCTAACGCATTCTTAACAGGCCGCCAAATTAATCTTGTAAACGGCCCTGCCATAGCTGTTTCACGTTCTAAAGTAGCACCTGCTCCTGACCTAAACGCACCATCAAAATTATCCATCATATGTTCCACACGAGATCCTGACGATTCAAGACCTTGAAACATATAACGTATTTCTTCAAATCTTGTAGGTGTGCCACCCATACCTATGTCTTGTAAATTTTTTTCAGTAATGATTTCGTCTAATTTGCCTAGTATTGGTTCTATAGCAATTTCTAAATCTACTTTGTCTTTCCCATCTATAATTTGTTTGTCGTTTCTAGCTTGATATATTAAAGATTTAATTTGTTCAGTTAAAGTAGTAAATTGTTGCCCAGTTAATTCAGTTAATTCTTTAGAATTAAAATCTACAGCATCTTGAATTATTGGAGCTAATCTTTCATAAACGTCTGCATTATATAATTTTAATTTGTCTACATAATCCATAGGACTATCTATAGCAGGGCCTACTCCGTATGCAGCCAATATAGATCTTGCAGCATTTATTAAATCTATATTTTGTGTTTTTGCTCTTGTTTTATCATTTTTTATATCAAAAACTTTATTAAATAATGCGTCTTTACCTTTAGTTACTTTGTTATATAAATTATGCATTTTTACGGCTTCTCGTCCTAACTCGTGTTGCAATAATTGTGCACGTTTATATTTTATTGCGTTTTGTGTATTACCTTCCATCATAGCTTTTTCAGTAAGTTTTACTGAGCGTGCTTGTGCCCTTGCATATCTAGATGGCCTAATTTCTTTCATTGGTGTTTTTGCCAATATATCTTGTGCAACTTGTCTAGCTGCTGCAACTTGATAACGAACTGGTTGCATAGCTTTTGATAAAAAGCGTAATTCAGTTGCAATAAATTTTGCTCTTGCTTTGTTATGTAATGCTTCTAGTGCTATTAAATTCCTTTGTTTTGGATCAGCTAATTCACTATATTCATCTAACATACGTCTATTTGTACGTTCTTTAACAACATTATTTATTGGTTCTAAATCAAGCAAAGCATTAATCATTGCGTGTGCTGATTCATAATTAAACATTTCAGCAAACAATGCTAAAGGTTGTCCATCTTTGCGAAGCATACCGTATTGGCCAGTACCTAATTTTTTAATTTCTTCAGTCATATCATAGAATTCTGATGCTGCTGCAATGTTTTTAACTTCGTCCAAACTAAGTTTGTTGCCACCAGTAACTACTACTGGCTCACCTCGATCATTAACGGTTTTACCATATTTCAAAAAGTCTGCTAATCGATATGTTTTTTCTTTTTTAGCTTTTTCCATTTCTTCAGCAAATATTTTTTTTCTAACGGCTCTTTCTTTTGTTTGTAATTTTTTTATTATTTTATCTTTAGCATTATCTAATACCGCCATTTCTTTAAAACTTTTTTTACTTAATGCAGCTATAGCTTCTTCTTGTGCTTGTTGTATGTCTCTTGTATATTCAGCCCATTCTGCGTCATTCATACCGCTGCTTGCTTGTGTTTCAAACATAGGTTTCATATTATATATTTTTTGTGATTGTTGTATTTCTTGTTCACTAGCTACCATGCGATCCATTACACCTCTAATCTCATCTGTAAGAATTGGCAGGTCTACACCATTTTCTGCTTTATATATTTCGTTTAATTCACCTCGTATTGATTGATAAATTTTGTTTAAAAATTTACGAAATCTGGTAAACATTTCTTGTAATTTACTATTAGGTGCAGCTTTTTCTTCTGATAAATATATTTCGTAGTTATATGCAAACGATTCATGATATTTTCTTTTTTCTTGTAATGACAAACTATTCCATGTATTAAGATCTGCTACTTCAAAAAAGTCTAATAACTTATTAAAATCGTCTGTCATTCTCTGAGTAGCTTGTCCAGAAGATACTAATTGCTCCATAACTGTTAACATATAGTGTGCTGTCTCATGTAAAAACGTAGATAGATCAGCTTCTTTAGTTAAAAGTGTTGTTAAATTTTTAGGATCAAATTGTCCTCTTGAACCTTTTGATGCTTGCTGTTTAAATCCACCACCTTCTTCTAAATCTTTTAAAGCAAAATAAGTTTCTTTTAATTCTGT